TGGACGACGACGCAAAAAACTAACCGAGGCCCTGCTCTTCGAACTGGAGCATGGCCCGAGCGAAGCGAAGATCGTAGCAGAGGCGGAGCGGTCGCGGATGCCAATCCCCGACTTGTTCGCGAACAAGCCCCGCCTCTCTACCGGCCTGGAGTTTTATTTCCAGGCGTTTAACGCGCTCAGTTCGTGTCGTCCATATGGCATGGACATCGGCCCGATCCCGTGGACGGCCGCCAAGGAATACGCCGTTTTCTACGACATCGACAAGGACGAGTTCTCGCGGATGTGGACCTTGCTTTGCCGGATGGACTCGGTGTATATTAACCATAAGGCGAAGAAGACCCCTCCGGGTCCGACTCCGCCTTCAGCGAATGGCGAGACAACGGCTCCGGCAATGGGCGGGGCCCGAAGGTAATGAAATGGGCGTGCACAAGTTCGAAGACCTCGCGTCCGTGCTCGCCGGACGGGCCAAAGAGGTTGCACGACTGACCAACGGCATCGCCCAGGAAGCAATCGTTCAAGCAGGACATTACGTGTGCAGCGAGACGCCGGTCGATAAAGGCGTGGCGCGCTCGAACTGGATCGCGTCGAAGAACGAACGCGTCGAAGCCCAAATCCCCGCGTACGCGCCCGGCGAGAAGCTTGGCAACGTCGAAGCTGCAAATCTTGAAGCGGCATCGGCGCAGCATCGCGCGGTAGCCGAGACGTTCGACGTGGAAGCTGGCGATACGACGCTGCATATCACGAACTCGCTTCCGTACATCGACATTCTGAATAGCACCGATTACTCCCCGCAGGCCGACCCCGGCTTCTTTGAACGTGCGCTTCCGTACGCCTCAACGAAGCTTCGCGGCATGTGGAAGTTGAAAGAGTAAGCGATGGCTACCGAGATTCTGGAACTGCAAGTTCGCGCCACCGGCACATCGCAGGCGAAGGGCGAGTTGGATAAGATCGCCTCGGCGGGTAAGCTGGCGGCCGAGACGATGACGCTGTTGCGCAACGCGCTTGTTCTCGTCGGCGCAGTTCGCATCGCGCAAAACTTCATTGAGTTCGTGGACAGCTTCGATCAGATCACCGACCGTGTACGCCCGTTCACGACTGGCGCGCAGCAGTTGAACGGTGTCCTCGCTGCACTCGGGTTTATCGCACAGGAAAGTGCGCAGAAGCTCGACAAGGTGTCGGAAGTATACATCGCCTTGGCGGGCTCCACATCAAACTTGCATCTGTCGCAGCAGCAAGTCATTCAAGGCACGCGCGACTTCGTAGACATTTTGGTCGCCTCGGGCAAATCAATTGATGACGCGAAAGCGTCGGTGACGCAATTTGGCCTGGGTCTCTCGACCGGCGCGCTGTCCGGCCGTGCACTGACTTCCATCTTGCGCGACGCGCGCCCGGTCGCCATCGCCATCGCAAATGAATTCCACACCACGGCGGGCGCGTTGCAGGCCATGGTGAAGCAGAACCCCGGCATCCTTGAATCGTCCCGCGTGTTCAAAGCGCTGCGCGAAGCTGGCGCTGATGCCCAGAAGAAGCTCGGCGACGTGGTGGACTCGATCAGCGACGGCTTCCAACGCATCGCGACGGCCGCGCAGTATTTCTTCGGGCGGCTCGCGGAAGCAACTGGTGTGGGCAAGAGTGGTCTCGACTTCCTTTCGCTCCTCGCACAGAATATCGATAAAGTTGTTCTGACAGTGGCGGGTCTTGTTGTCCTCGGGACCATCGGCTTCGTGTTCTCGAATCTTGCCACCATCATCGGCACAGTTGTGTTCGGCGTAAAGAACTTGGTTTCCTTTCTCAGCATCTTGATCCCAGTGGTCAACGGTGTGGCCGGAGTCATCAGCGTGCTTACGTCGGTAATGCTCGCCAATCCAATCATTGCTGGCACGCTCGTTCTCGGTATCGCGGCGCTGCTTGGGTATCTCGCGTTGACGCAGACTTCGCTCGCGAGTTTGATCCCGACGCTCGACGGGGTTAAACACTACGCTGACATCATGATCGCCGCGTTCGTGACGGGCGTCGCGACGATTGTTGAGGGCTGGCATAGATTGCCGGGCATCTTGGCCGAGATCGGTATTGATGCGGCGAACGGTTTGATCCAAGCGCTTGAGTTAATTGTTAAGGGCGCACTCTCGATCATGAACCAAGTGGTCGGCATCTTCTCGCTCGGCTTCGGTCAGCTTCAGCCGCTCATTCAAGGTAAGATTGATAGCATTAAGTTCGGGCAGTTCGAGAATAACTTCACCGGCAGCATCCGCCGCGCGAGTGAGTCAATTTCCAGCACGTTCAATGCCGTATTGAGCGCTAAGCCTGTTGAGTCGGCCATCAACTTCGTTAGCCGGAACGTCACGAGCTTGCTCGACACGCTGCACAGCTTCACGATCCCGAAGAATCTTCCTGTCGTGCCGGGCGGTGTTGCGCCTGGCAGCGGTTCGGGCGCGCCGTTCTCGCCGAAGGTCGATCCCCACGCCGCTGATAAAATCCAGCAGTTAAGGGATCAGATCGAGCAAGCCATCGGACGCTTCGATCCTTATATCGAGGGCATCGCGAAGATCGACAAGTTCCATACCCTTCTTGGAAAGAACACGGCGGTCACGAATGAAATCCTCGCGAAGCTCGGTATTACGGAAGAGGAAGTCAATCGTCGCATGCTACGCGACATCGTCGGCGTAGGCAACGCCGTAACTGATATGCGCGGCAAGATCAAGCTCCTGGACGAGCAAACGGCCGCTGGCAACATCACTCAGGAAGAGCGCGCGAAAGCGCTGCGCCAGATCGCTGGTGAGGCCAATAGCATTGTGGAGTCCATCAGCCCCTTGATCGCAGCGCAGAACAAGCTCGCCGATCAGACGCTCGCGCTAAACGACGCGCAGGCGGCGGGTGTGAAGCTCGGCTTGAGCCAGGACGAGATCATGAAGCGCTTGGCGCGAGACGCCGTGGGCGTGGGCAACGCGGCAGTTGAACTCGCTGACAAGACGACGTTGTTGAACGACGCGTGGGCCAAAGGTTATCTCTCCATGCAGGAGTACGAGCAACAGCTTCGCAAGTTGCAGATCGCCTACCTCGATACGCAGACGGATGCCACGAGTGGATTTCAGCGCGGCATCTTGAAGGTGCAGCAAGAGTATTTGGACACGTCTAAGGAGGCGGAGTCCACGATCACCGATCTGTTCAGTAATTTGTCGAGTACGATGGAGGACTTCTTCAAGAACGGTAAGTTGAACTTCTCCAAGCTCATCGACGGCATCCTATCCGATCTGACGAAACTCGCGATTAAGGGCGCGATCACCGGGCCGCTTTCCAAATTGCTCGGGGGTGGCGGCTACAGCGGGTCAACCGGCAATGAGACTGATCCTTTCGGCGGCATCTTCAGCGCCATCACAAACGGTTTCAGTAGCGGCACCAACACGATGACGAGCGGGCTCAAAGGCACATTCGACCAGAACGGTCAGCAAGTCGTTAGCGGCATGGGGGACGCCTTCACCAATCAGGGCGGCAGTTTCCTTAGCCAGCTTGGCAGTTTGTTCTCCAGCATCTTCAGCGGCGGTTCGAGTGGCGGCAGCGGCGGCTTCGATTTCGGCAGCCTGTTCGGCGGCGGCGGGGGAAGTGGTGGCGGCGGGTTTTTCGACAACCTGTTCGGCGGCGGTGGGGGCGGTGGCGAAGCGTTTACGGGATGGGGCTTTGATTCGGGCGGCTCTATGATGGTCGGTGGTGAGCACGGCCGCGATAAGAATTTGCTCAACTTGAAAGTGTCGCGCGGTGAACGTGTGGACGTGCTCACGCCGGACCAGCAGGCGCGCGATGCGGCGAAGAAACTTCAGATGCCTGCGCCGACTGTGAACTTCTATATCACGACGCCGGACGCCGATAGCTTCCGTCGCTCGCAATCGCAGATCGGCGTGATGGCTGCGAACGGACTTCAACGCGCTCAGAAGCGCAACGGATAATCGATGACCACATTCCACGATGTGCAATTGCCAACGGATGTCGAGCGCGGCGCGCAGGGCGGCCCGCAATTCCATACGTCGATTCTTGTCCTTGCCTCGGGCCTGGAGAAGCGAAACATCGACTGGTCGCGCCAGTTGTGCACGTTCGATATCTCATACGGCATTCAGACCAAGGCCGATGCCTCGGAAGTGCTTGAGTTCTTCTACGCGCGCATGGGACGGGCATACGGCTTTCGGTTTCGCGACTGGGCGGACTACGAGATTGGCAAACTTTCGACAATCGGTGGCACGTCTGAAGACCCGCAAGACCTTCCTGGGCTCGCCGATAGTTCGAACGCGACCAACGGCGTGCGCACGATCTTTCAAATCTATAAGACCTACACGTCCGGCAACTACTCGTTCTACCGGAAGATCACGCGCCCGGTCAGCAGCACACTGAAGGTGTACGTTGACACCGTCCTGAAAACGGTGACGACGGACTACACCATTGACTACGCGACCGGCCTCATCACATTCAATTCGCCCCCCGGCACGTTCGCCGCGCGCACGCTGACCAGCGATACCACGAACGTTGCGGATGGTGACACGGTCACCATCGGCGGCAAGGTCTATACGTTTCAGAACTCGCTGACGAATTTTGATGGACACGTTCTCATCGCGGGCTCGGCGGCGGCGTCACTAACGAATCTCTTTCACGCCATTAATCGTTCGGGCGGCGTCATCGGCACCGACTACGCGACGGCCACCGTGGCGCATACAACCGTAACAGCCACGAACCCGACCGCGACGACTCTCATCGCGACGGCGAAGGTTTCTGGTACGAGCGGTAACGCGATCACCGTGACCACGGCGTCGGGCGGTACTCCGCACTTGGCGTGGGCCAGTGGTACACTCGTCGGCGGCACGAATGGCACGGTATCTATCGTGTGCGAGTTCGACGTTCCGGTGCGCTTCGATACCGACAAATGTAACGTCGTCTCGGAAATCTACGCCGCGCAATCCATCTCTTCGCTCACGCTCACCGAGATCAAGGAGTGATCGGTGGCTAAAAGCATCTCAGGTGGCCTTGCCACGCATCTTACTTCGGGTGTGACTGCGCTCGCGCGCTGTTGGTCGATCACGCGCACGGATGGCGTCGGCTTCTTCTTCACCGATCTCGACGCCGATCTCGTAATCGACGGCAACACGCATAAGTCGTCCATCGGCTTTCGCTCGTCCGCCATCGCGAACAACGCGGGCCTTGACGTGGACAACTTGGAAGTGGACGGCTTCTTTGACGACGATTCGCTAACGGAGGAAGAGCTTCGCGCGGGATTGTTCGACTACGCCGAAGTCCGCGTGTTCCTCGTAAACTGGCAGGACTTGAGTCAGGGCGTGTTGAAGCTGCGTCGCGGCTGGCTCGGCGAAGTGATCTTTACGCAGCACGGATTCTTCAAGGCTGAACTTCGCGGCATGACGCAAGCTCTGCAACAGCAGATCGGCGATCTTTATGCGGCGCAGTGTCGTGCGGACCTGGGCGATGAGCACTGCATGGTGCCGCTCGATCCCGACATCTGGGAAGCGCTCACGGCATACGAAGAGGGTGATTTCATCAAATACCCAGTCGCGGTGTTCGGCGACTACCGCCAATACGCGAACGTGATTTTTGAATGCACGACCGCTGGCGTAACGCTCGGCTCGGCTCCGGCATTCGACACGACGTACGGGAACACGACAGTCGAAGGCGGATCGATGGCGACGGCCACGCTCACGTTTATCGGCCAGCCCGCCGACAATGCGTTCTTTTCGATCCAGGGTCGCACCTATACGTTTCAGAACACGTTGACGAACTCGAACGGCCACGTCCACAAAGGCGCAGTCCTCGCCGACACTATTCTGAATGCGTGCAACGCGATCAACCTTGGCGCGGGCTCGGGCACGGATTACGCGGCGGCGACCACGGCCAATCTTCAGATCAGCGCGACGTGTGACGCCACGCACCTCTACGTGACTGCGCTCATCAACGGTGTGCTCGCCAACAGCTACGTGTTGAATGAGAACGACGGCAACACTCTGTGGGGCACGCCTACGATGACGGGCGGTTTGGACGGTATCACTTGGACGGCGCGCACTTCGTTCACGCGTACCGGCAGCATCGACGTTGTCACAGATCGCGAGAACTTTACGGTGCTATTGGACGACGCGCGTGGGAACGGCGCAGGATTCTTCGACGGCGGTGTGCTCCGCTTTATCGACGGTCCGAATGCGGGCAAGGGCATCGAAGTCAAAGCATGGACGGGCGATGGCTCCAGTGGCACGGTGCAGATGTACCTGCCGTTCGGCTATCTGCCTTCGTCGGGTGAACTCTTCACGCTCTATCCGGGCTGTGATAAGACCGTGGCGCAGTGCCGCGACAAGTTCGACAACATCATCAACATGCGCGCTGAGCCATATCTTCCAGGCCAGGACAAAGCGCTCCTCTACCCGAATGCGAAGGCGTGATGGCGAACCGGCGCGACATATTCGAAACTGCACGCGGCTTTCACGGCACTCGCTTCCGTCATCAGGGACGTTTGCCTGGGATCGGGCTCGATTGCGTTGGCGTCGTGTCGAAGACCGCGCATGCGCTCGGCATCTCGCAGTACGACTTCACGAACTATCCGCGCAATCCGGACTTCTATACGTTCCAGTCGCACTTTGACAACAATATGCGCAAGAAAAAGCTCGCCGACATTCTGCCGGGCGATGTGGTGATCTTCAAGCAGCGGATGTTCACGTGCCACTGTGGTATCATCGGTGATCGTCGTGGGCTGTCACTCATCCACGCGTATCTGCCACGCAAGGCTGTGACTGAGGAAGACTTCTTGAACAGCGAATGGGACAAGCCTGATCGCTTCGTGGCCGCCTACGAGTACATCGGATTGGAGAGCTACGCATGGCCCGTCTAGCACTCGCAATCGCTGGCGGCATCATCGGCGCGTTGATCCCCGGCATCGGCTGGAGCATCGGCTTCTTGATCGGTAATGTTGTCGGTTCGATCCTCTTCCCGCCGAAGGGGCCGGACGGACCGCGTCTGAACAATCTTAGCGTAACATCCTCGATCTACGGCACAATGATTAATCAGGGCTTCGGCACCGTGCGCGTGCCCGGCAACATCATCTGGGGCCTGAACATAAAAGAGAAGAAGCACAGCGCCGGTAAGGGCGGCATGGCCGGTGGCGGCGGCGCGGGCAACACGTACACGTATTCCTGGACCGGCGCGGTTGCAGTTGGGCGCGGTCCGATCCGCGACATCCTGCGCATCTGGGCGGACACGAAACTCGTATACGACAAGACCGGCGCGACGCCTGCTAAGTCGTTGCCGAGCAAGCGCTCGTTCCGCTTTCGTCTGTACAAGGGCACGGAGACGCAGGTTCCCGATCCGGCAATCGAGCATGACGTTGGCGCGGCGAACGCGACAGCCCATCGCGGCATGGCCTATGTGCTGTTTGACGACATCCAACTCGCCGATTACGGTAATCGCATCCCGAGCTTCACGTTCGAAGTCGCGTGGTCCGGCTCGGATACCACGACGGAGCACAACGTCACGGAGATCGTGGCGGGTGATCTGACCGTGACGCAGAGCAACAGCATTCTCGCGGTGGACTGGGATCGTGACCGGCTCTTCACGGGTGTGGTCGGCTCCGGCAATAAGGGCTTCCGTCAGTACAGCCTGCGCACGATGGCAGAGACTATGCAGGTGGTTACGCCGTGGACTCCCTTCAGCCTTGCGGTGTGCGGGGAGGACAACAACGGTGCGATGTACGTGTCGGATGGCGGTTCCAACACACAGCCGTATCATAAGATGGAAGGCGACGGGCTCGTCAACGTATATACATTCGGCGTCAGCGGTGGCAGCCTTGACAACGAACAGAGCGGTTTTGTCGCGCCGGGCAGCATGGACTTCATTCGCCCGGCCGGACTCGACGGCGTAGACGCATACCTATTCGTCGGATCAACGCAGAACGACATTGGCCTCCTTCACGCCTCTGATATGACTTACGTCTGGGGCAAAGAGGTTGAAGTCGCTGAGGCGCGCGTTAGCGTGTGCGGCGGCCAACCCGCGTTGGATGAAGCGAACGGTTGGGCGCTCGGTCACGCCAGCTTTGGTCCGTCGAGCACTGCGGACTTTTCGGTCTATCAATTGCGGGTTCTCTACGGCGCATTCGTCGGCACGAATCCGGATACCGGAACGAATGACACGATGGTGTTCATGTCGAACAATTTCTCGTTCGGCCCAAGCGACATACACGCGAACTGGCATGAGTTCACGAATACCAGTGGGTTCATCTTCGATGAGTCTGACAACACGCTTATCTTCGGTGTGACCGGCGGTCCAAATCTCGGGCCGTACACGTCGTACATCTGCAAGTTCGACCCGGAGGACAACACGTTCGTCTGGAAGTCCTTGGTCGCGCAGATCGTCAACGTTGACAACGGCCACAACCAATCACGCCTCCGTG